GTTTCTTGTGAAAATTAAGGAGGTAAAAATGAGAATAGCATTAACAGGTCATAGACCTCAGAGATTAGGATTACCAGATGATGAGTTAGATATTAAATGGGCAAGAATTGGTCATTGGATTCTTAATCAAATACTTGATGTGTCTGACGTTTATTGTGGTATGGCAAATGGCTCTGATATTTTAATTGGGTTAAATACTTGTGTTATTAAGGAGAGTTACAGAGCAGCTTCGCCAGAGTTAGAGAAGAATAGAAATTTAAAATTACATTGCATATTACCATGTAAAGATTACAACTCATCTAACAAATATTACAATAAATTAAAGACAGAAGCTGATGAATGGGTTGAATTATCAGATGAATTCTATAAAGGTTGCGACAATGTAAGAGATCAATATATAGTTGACCATTGTGATGTACTTCTTGCAATTTGGGATGGTAATAAATCTGGTGGTGTTTGGTCAACAATTCGCAAAGCACAGAAAGCAGGTAAGAAGATTATTTACTGTCCAAAAGAGATTTTAGAAGGAGAATAATATAATATGAAAATTTTAGCTTTAACAATTTTATTTATTTTAATGTTTTTTAGGATTAAAGGTACGCCAAGTGCATTAAGTAAAACATTGTGGCGAAAAAGAATGATTAAGCAGCTTGCAAAAAATAAAGAGAATAGTAATGGAGAGCCACCGAGCAATACGTTGCAAGGAACTTCAATATTGATAGTCTTCTTTGTGGACTTATTCTTAATTGTCTTTTACATAGTATTAGGAAACAAAATTGGGACAACTGAGTTTGTTGTAATGTCTGCATTAAAGGTATTCACTTGCTTATGGTCATTGGGTGTAAGCTTGTCAGAAGTAAAAACAGCTTTTAGTTACAATATTGAGGATTTTAAGTTTCACAGATTCCAGTTGTTGTTTAATGTGGTGTTAGATTATATCTATTATCCGTGGGCAATTTATATGTTATTAAAGTAACAAGAATCCATTATTTCATGTGGAGATTAGGATCAAAATATGACATTAGATAAAGAAACGATGAAAGTAAGCACAGCATTAAGAATTGCAAAACAGTATTATCCACAGGATAAATTAGAACACGCACTTAGAGTTACTACATATGTATCAGAAAATATCTTTATTCCATACGATTTAAGAAATGAGTGTGTGGCTTTGGCAATTATGCATGATCTTGTAGAAGATACAAATTTTAAATCATCTGGTTTGCCAGATAATTTCAAAAACGCATTATTACTCTTAACTAAACCAGACGATCTTTCGTATGATGAATATTGTCAGAGGTTTAAGAAGTATAACACAAATGATTATTTGTGTGCATATTGGGTTAAATTAGCCGATATGAAAGATCATTTGTCACTAACAGATACACTAACAGATAGGTTAAAAGAAAAGTATCTAAGTGGATTGAGATATTTATTATAGAAAGGGGTAAATATGAAAGTAATTTTACAGTATACAGATTGTATGTCTGATGATAAGAATATTTTTGGAGTATTAGCTAGAAACAATGTAGAAGTA